TTTAGTTCAGAAAGAGCAACACCAACTGCACAAGATTTTAGAAGAATGACAAAACAAGAAAAGTTCTTATACAACTTACATAACTAATAATATAAACTAAAAAAAACAAAATTATGGCAATTACAGTAGCTTCAAACTTTGCAGGAAAAGCAGCGGGATTTTACATCAGTGCAGCTTTAAAAGCATCAAACTCGTTAGACTATCTAACAATGATAGAGAACATCAAATTTAAGAGCAACATCCAAGCTCTGAATCAAACAGTAAATTCTGTAGTAGACGCAACTTGCGACTTTACAGCAGCAGGAACTTTAGCTTTAACTGAAAAAGTATTAGAGCCTAAAAATCTTCAAGTAAATATGGATATTTGCAAGGAAACTCTTTTATCTTCTTGGGAAGCGTTACAAATGAGAGCAGGAGCAGGCGCACCACCACCTGCATCTTTTGATGACTATGTTATCTCTTATATGGGAGAAATTATTGCACAAGCAACTGAAGATTCAATTTGGGGTGGAACTGCTGTTGCAGGACAATTCAATGGATTTAATGGAGCTGTTACAGGTCTTTTATTACCTGCTGTAGATGCTACTGTTGTACAAGATGCTGCTTCTGCTGCTTATACTGCTGCAAACATCATAGTTAATTTACAAGCTGCTGTAGCTGCTATTCCTACAACTACTTTAGGAAAAGAAGACTTACACATCTATATGAACCAAAGAACTTACCAATACTACATTAGTGCAGTATCTACTTTAGGTTATGTAAACGCTTACAATATGAATGGAGATTACGTACCAATGTTTGAAGGGTACAAGATTGCAGTTTGTAACGGAATGACTACAAACGAAATTGTAATAGCTCAAAAATCTAACCTGTTCTTTGGAACTGATTTACTTTCTGATGCGACTAGAATCAACTTGATGGATATGGCTCAATTGGACGGAAGCGATAATATTAGAATGGTTGCTCGTTACTCAGCAGGTGTACAAACAGGTACAGGAGCTGACATCGTAAGACAGTCTTAATAAATAAATAATACGGAAGGAGGGGGTAAAACCTCTCCTCCCTTAACCTAATAAAAAAAACACAATGGCTTGTACAGCACTAACAAAAGGTAGGGGACTCGACTGTAATAGAATCAGTGGAGGAATAAAATTCGTTTATTTCGGAGTTTACGACCAATTTACAGCACCAATTGAAACAACAGGACTTCCAGTTACAGCAGGAGAAGTTACTGACTTAGAAATGGGTGCAAATGACTTATACAGATATACTATGCCTTTAGGTGTAGCTAGTTTAACAGATACAATAGTAGGTTCTCGTGAAAATGGAACTATTTACTACACACCTTCCTTAAGCGTTATTCTTAACAGACTTACAAAAGAGGACCAAAACCAAATTAAATTATTAGGGGCTACAAAGCTCGTTTGTTTCGCTCAGCTTAATGCTACATTACCTTCAGGGACTGACGTTATAGTTGCTTTAGGTGTTACTAATGGCTTAGAACTTAATGCAGGTACTATGGACTCAGGAGCAGCTTGGGGTGATAGAGGAGGTTATACTCTTACTTTTGACGGAATTGAAGCTTCTCCTTTTCCTATGGTAGCAGATTATCCAATAGCAACAGGCCCTTTTACAAATGCAGCGTTTAATTTTGGTACAATCATTACATCTTAATTAGTATTCTTTTATATATTTCTTGAATGAGGGTGGCTTAATTGCTACCCTTTTTCTTTATACCAAATAAAAACTGACTTTTTCTATTATATACTATGCTTAAAGCAACTTACGAAAATAATACCTATAATTTTTATGTAACAATAAAAGATGCTCAACAATGGAATAATACAGGAGCATTTCCTATAGATACTTTAGGAATAATATATAATCAAAATTATTTGTTTAAGCTGACTAATGATATGTCAGGAGCAGTTAAATATGCTTATGCTAAAATAATAACTGAAAATGATAGATATTTTTTATTGCAATTATTTAACAGTTCTTTAGCAGATGAAAACATATATGAAGGAAAAGTAAATTTAGAGCAAAACGGATATTGGAAATATGAAATTTATTGGATGTATGAAGCAATAAAAGTAGTTCCAAATGATTGTGATAGATTTAATCCATTAGAAACAGGTACTTGGCAGTGTACTAATATAGCAGGAACTGTTATAGATGCAGGAACTTTAAATACAGACCAATCTTTAACACCAGTTTATGTTATTGATAATCTTATAGCAGATACTTATTCAATAGAAGAATACTCTACTTGCAATCCCCCACCATTTAATCAGCCTTCTACACCTGTAAATACTATTCTTTATCACGATTTACTTAAAATACTTTGTATTACAAGTTCAAGAGAATTACTATTTACAAAAGTAGAAAGAGCTTTAGATACAGTAGACTTTACTATTACAAGTAATACTGCAATAGGAAAAGAAATTAGATTTACTTCAGATACTAGGACTTATTCTCATATTGTAACTACTTTACCTGAAACTGTTGTTATGACAGTTGAAACATCAACAGGAATAGAGGATATTAAAAAATATGTAGTTGAAATATATGATGCAGGAGTATTGTATCAGACTTATAATAATGTTACAGCAGTAAGAAAACCACAACAATTTAGAGGGGGTTATATTATGGCTTCCAATAATGAATATGAAGCAGGTTGTGGTTTTGGAACTCCTTTAGGAAGCATCTTTTTTACTTGGAATGGTACAGGAAATTCTCCTAATGGTGGTTATATTACTGAATTTCAAGCACCAATAGAGATAGGAAAACTATTAATAGAAGAACCACAAGGAGATGAACAAGTAAGATATACTCAACACGAATCACCAGACGATACAAATTATATTTATAACGAATAAAACAAAATTATGGCAATAGAAAATGTACAACAACTCTTAACAGAGCAATTAGGAAAAAATAGATGTGATGTAATTACTACAACTGCTATGACAGGAAAAGACTATTATGCAGTTCACTTTGTAACTGAAAGTGTAATAGCTTCAATAGCAGCTTCTAATATTCAAACAGGAGCAGGAAGTGCAGCATCTAGTCTTCATACGACAATGGCAGCAGGAACGACTTTATTCCTTGCAGTTTCAGCTATTACTTTAACAAGTGGATTGGCTATCTGTTACTACGATCAAGTAATATAATGAAGATTTTAAAACTAGGTCAAATGCTAGGAGGTTCTAATGCTCCAAGTCAAAGCAGTAGTTTTGAGAATCTTTATTCATTAGCTTTTGATGGGGTTGATGACTACTTAGACTTAGGTGATGCTGATGCATTAACACCAAATAGTTCAGGAGCAAATAGAGGGTTCTCTGTGAGCTTTTGGATTAAAACATCAAGCAAAACAAATCAAATATTTTCAAAGAATATTTCAGGTGATGCTGAGTATGAAGTTATAATAAGGTTTAATGGCTATCCAAGAATAATCTTTTATTCTAGCGATAATACTTCGATATACCAATATATTGATATTAATACAGATATTACTGATGGTAATTGGCATAATATAGTTCTCACATTTGATTTAGGAAGTACATCATCATCATTAGTTTGTTATTTAGATGGTGTTCAAAAGACAGATGGTAGTGGTGCTACTTATAATTCATCAGGTACTTGGGTTTCTGTATCTAACACGGCAGCAGATTTAAGAATTGCTTATCAAGGAGGAGGTTATGGGGATATTTCACTTGATGAATTAGCGTTTTTTGATGATACTTTAACATCTACACAGGCTACGAGCATTTATAATAGTGGAGAACCTAACGATTTAAGCTCTATTTCTAATCTAATTGGTTGGTGGAGAAATGGTGATACAGCAGGGCCTTCAGTTTATCCAACAATTACTGATGATAGTTCAAACAGTAATAATGGAACAATGACTAATATGGATTCAGGTGATATAGTAACAGATGTACCTTAAAAATAAATAATATGATTTACTCAATATACAATATGGTTAATATTTCTCAAGTTGATTTCTCTGAAGTATTTGAAACAAGTGAAGCTACATTAAGACTTTCATTAGATGGAACAAAAACTGTATTAAAGTTTGTAGGTGAAACTCCAACATTTCTATTAGGACTAGAGCAATACAATCACTCTGAGATTTTAGCAATAATGAATACTTTAGAATGGACACCACCACAAGAAACATTAACAAAAGAATAAAATGGATAAAATAATTTCGGTAGATTT